CTCTAAGGGTCAAAAGGGCGAGATTGGTGCAACTGGTGCTGGAGGCTCGACAGGTGCAAAAGGCCAGAAAGGTGAAGTTGGCTCTACAGGAAACACAGGGTCTACAGGAGATAAAGGACAAAAAGGCCAGACAGGAGCTACAGGAAGCACAGGGGCTGGCGGTTCTAAAGGTCAAAAGGGCGAACAAGGAATACAGGGTAATCAGGGCATACAAGGGCTTACTGGGGACACTGGAGCAACAGGAAGCACTGGTGGAGTTGGTGCTACAGGTTCTAAAGGGCAAAAAGGCGAGGTAGGCAATACTGGCTCTACTGGTAGCAAGGGTCAAAAAGGCGAAGTCGGAGCTACAGGTTCATCTGGTTCAAATGGTTCTAAAGGGCAAAAGGGGCAGACAGGCTCTACAGGCTCTACAGGCGGTACAGGTTCTAAGGGACAGAAGGGTGAAGTAGGGGCAACTGGCTCTACAGGTTCAACAGGCAACACAGGTAGCACTGGTCAGAAGGGTCAGAAAGGACAAACTGGAAATACTGGTAATACTGGCGCAACTGGTAATACAGGCTCTACTGGAGCTAAAGGTCAAAAGGGGCAAACTGGTTCAACAGGTAGCGGCGGTGCTACAGGCGCTAAAGGCCAAAAAGGACAAACTGGTAATACTGGGTCAACTGGCGGAAGTGGGAGTAAAGGGCAAAAAGGCGATATTGCTGGCGGCGGCGGAAGTGATAAAGTATTTATTGAGAATGGGCAGACTGTAACAAGTAATTATACTATAACTAATAATTATAATGCAATGTCTGCTGGACCTATAACAATCAATAACGGCGTTACTGTTACAATCGGCGCTGGCGAAACATGGACGGTGGTATAAATGAGTACACTAAAGGTAAATACACTTGAGGAAGCCACATCTGGTGGGGCTACTTACTACACTGCTAAGGCTTGGGCTGTATTGGATGGCACGGGGAGCGTAAATGTCACAGATGGGGGCAATGTGTCTTCTCTGACAGATAATGGAACAGGTACTTACACGATGAGCTATTCTACTGCTTTTGCAAGCTCAACTTACTCTTGGGTCGGCACAGTTCCACATTTTACAGACAATACTAAACGTGCTGTAAACATATTTGCTTCTGCCCAAGATGGCACAGCAAGCGTCAAAACAACGAGCGCAACCAAAATGAGAACTGGTCAAACTAACTCGCTAAACTCTTTTGACACAAAAAACATCTGTATAACTGTAGTGGCATAGGGTAGATTATGACAAACTATAGAGTTATATATGAAGACCCTGACCACCCTGAGCAAACAGCCATGGTTCTTGTCCCTAGTGATAACTGGTTATCTGATGCGATGGATGGGAAGCTACCGCCAATATCTGTTTATTGGGAACTGCAAGATGATGAACAAAAAGCTATTGATGAAGGTAGGCATTCTACCTTTAAGCATGACCCCAGTAAATGGGAAAAACAATTCACTGCACCAAGAATAGGTAAGCTAACTGAAGAAGAGGCTATGGAGTATCTAGTTATGAAAGACATACCAAGACGAGTGTGGTCTGTAGAGTATAATAGACCCATGTTTAAGATAGTTAAAAAAGAACAAATTCCTACCAATAGACAATTTAGGAATGCATGGGAGATGACACAATGAGTACAATAAAAGTAAATACCCTACAAACTACAAGCGGTGCTGAACTTTCACCAGCAAAAATTTGGGGTGTAGTATCTGGAAAATCTTCTTTTACGTTACATGACGATGTAAATATTTCAAGTGCTACAGATAGTGGTACTGGCAGATATACATTTAGCTTTGGAATAACTTTGTCAAACACAAATTATTGCCCTACAACATCAGATGGTTATAATATTGTGAACAGTTGGGACCAGAGTATTGGGTTTTCAAGAGTGCCTTTTAGGTCTACAACAAGTGCTGGTATTAATACATCAACACATATCTCAGGTGTTACTGCTGGTACTGAAGAAGACAAAGACAAGTTATCAATGGCTATATTTAGCAATTAGGAGATAATAAATGACAAGTATAATAAGAGGAAGCGATAACTTTGATAGTGCTACTGTAGGCAGTCCAACTTATGGTGCTGTTGGTACTTACGGATTTTTCAGAACTTTCTCTGGTTCTACTACTTACTCAGGTGGCACAACTTCTGGTTCTAACCTTAGACCCTGTAGTGTTTCTATGGGAGGCAGTAACACTTATGGTTCTGCCCCATCGGGGACTTGGCGAAGTATGGGTTATGTATCTGCGGTGGGTTCTTCAACTAACCAAGGGGCGACTGTATATGTCAGAATATCTTAGGAGTAATAAAAAATGAATATAACAGAAGTGCGTAACGCACGATCTCTTAATTCAGATAACACTTGTTTTGATGTAGAGATAAACCATCCAGAACACGGCTGGATACCTTACGGATTAAGCCCTGATGATACAGATATGACTGTAGACAACAGCGTATTGCTTGAACTTATAGGTACAGACTTCGAAGCATATGTAGCACCTACTCAAGCAGAACTAGATGCAGAACTAGCGGCAGGTCTAAGGGCTGAACGTGATGGTAAGCTAGTCCAAGAAGTAGACCCTATAGTAACTAATCCCTTACGTTGGGCTGAACTTACAGATGCTAAACAAGCAGAGTGGACACAATATAGAACTGACTTACTTAATTTACCAGATCAATCTGGCTTCCCGAATTCAATTACTTGGCCTACAAATCCATCATAAGGAAAAAACAAATGTCTATACTTATAAAGATTGGTGCAAATACATATGATAGCGCAGACTATGAAATACCAGCTGAACGTACTTTTCGAGATGGCTGGGAAGCAAACTCAGACACAGGTGTTATATCTGTAAACATTTCTAAAGCTAAAGATATTTGGCGTGATAAAATACGTCAAGCTAGAGTAAAGCCATTAGCAGATTTAGACACAGCTTATATGAAGGCTCTTGAAACAAGTGCTGATACAACACAAATAATTGCTGATAAGCAAGCATTACGAGATGCACCAGCGTTATCTTCTATAGATGCGGCCTCTACACTTGATGAGTTAGTAGCAATACAGCCTATTCCAAATGTTGTTATAGAATAAATGAATGACAATAATCCATCAAATATCCTTAAATGGAGATGCGTTTGATGGCAGAAAATATACATGGCTACAAGCAATTGTAAATTCTCAATGTAAACCTGATAATTCATGGATTGACCCATTACACAAAAGGCCGCTTTTAAAAGGTGAATTTGCATGTGCGGTAAGCCATTTAAGGGTTTGGCAGAAAATTATAGATAGCGGTAAAAATGGCATTATTCTTGAAGAAGATGTTGTTATTCATGGCATTGATACAGAAGAAATAAACAATTTATTAAAAGATCACGATAGTGTTTGGCTTGGGTATAGGTTAAATTCTATGGGTTATTGGTACAACGCACATGCATATGCTATAACACCAAAAATTGCCAAGTACCTAATAGATGGTTATAGTAAAGCTATTATACCTGTTGATGAGTGGCTACCCAAAAAGCTAAAAAATAAAAAGAATTACTTTTATAAAATACCCATTGTAGATCAAATACCAAGGTCAGTTAGACCATCAACCATAGAGGATACAGAAATGCTAGAAGGCAAAGATATTGATTTTCGAATAATTACAGTTGCTACAGAACCAGAAAAAATGTGGGCGCTAGATCAATCAGCAAAAAAATATGGTGTAGAAGTTGTTAATATAGGTAAAGATCACCCTTGGCGTGACCCAATGGAAGGTCTTGCTGGTATGCCAAAGATACAATTGATTAATGAATATCTTGCAACAGCACCAGAAGATGCAATTATTTTGTATTTAGATGGATATGATACATTCTTTGCGGATAGTCCTTTAAATGTACTTGAAAGGTATCAGCAAATGGGCGCTGATATTGTATTCGGGGCAGAAAGTGAATGTTGGCCTGATAAAAACACAGAAAATAAATGGTCAGATACAGGAACAAAATATAAATATTTAAATAGTGGTTGCTATATAGGTACAGCAAAAGCCTTACATAGCTTTATTTCATTGCCAATAACTGAACCAGCAAATGGTGATGACCAGCTTTATTGCCAACAAAGATATTTAGCTATGTTTGGAGTTGAGACAGATTATAGCGTTTTATTAGATTTTGAAGCTTACATTTTTCAAAATCACGATAAAAATATCAAGGTTGTTAATGGACAGTTGTGGAACACAGAAACGAATTGTTGTGGATGTATATATCACGGCAATGGCGGTAATGATGCTAAAGAATTGTTTGTAGAAATGGCAAGTAAATTTGGATTTACTAACCCAAAAGCTAAAGTTGTAAGCCCATATTATTTGAGTTTAGATTATAAAGAAGTTGCTAAAGATATATTGGTAACTGACTTTTTAACTGAAAATCAATGTAAATTTTTAATAGATAAGTCTGAAAGCCGTGGAAATTGGGGCGAAATGGAAGGTGATAAGTTCCCAGCGCAAGAAATAAGACTTAAAGATTTGGGTCTATGGCATGAATATGAAAGACTTTGGCATGAAAAGTTAGGTAAAATTTCTGAAAAGTTTTGGCCACCAATGGAACATTATGGACTTAGAGATGCTTTTACCATGAGATATACAACAGATACGCAAACTTCTCTGGCCTTACATACAGATGCATCTTTGGTAACTGGAAGTGTTAAGCTCAATGGTGATTACGAGGGCGCAGAATTAATTTTTCCAAGGCAAGATTTTTCAAATATTAACGTAGAAAATGGCCAATGTATTTTATTTCCAGCGCAAGTGACACATGGTCATTATGTAAATGAGTTAAAATCTGGTGTAAAATATAGTCTAACTATGTGGACAAGCAGATATAGTGGAGACGTAAATGGTTAAAACTTTTGTTGAAATAGGTTCTGCTGATTTTGATACTTGCTTACCGCTTGCACAAGCTGGCTGGAAAGGGTTTTGTGTAGAGCCTGTTCCATATTTAAATAAAAGAATTACTGATATTTATAGAGATTACCCAGTAAATGTTATGGAATATGCTATTTCTGATGTAAATGGCGAAGTAGATATGGCTGTTGCTAGAGATGATAGAGGTTGGCTTAAAGGGTGTTCACATATTATATCTGATAATCATATTGGTGATAAATTAAGTTTACATCCAGATAATTTTGGTCTTTTTGATAAGAAAATAACAGTAAATTCTATGACATTAGATGATTTGCTTTTTGATATTAAAGAAATAGATTTTCTAAAAGTAGACGCAGAAGGCCATGAATTAAACATATTTTTAAATTATTCTTTTAATGTTAAG